CCGAGCTCGCGGAGTTTCCGGCTGTGCCGCTGGACGTAAAGCACCGCGTTGCCGATGATCACCGGCCTCTGTCCCCCGCTGCCCACGTTGGATTCCCGGCGGCAGATGATGTTCGATGCCGTCAGGGGCTCCGTGGTGCTCTCCGAACTGATCCGCCATTCCCCGCCGATCGTTCCGAACAGCAGCACCTTCAGGGGGGCCAGCCACTTGATGGCGTTCAATTCCGCCGCGGCGATCGTGTACTGGATCCCGTGGGTGTCCAAGTGGCCGGTCCCCATGTTGCGATACTCGGCCGTTTCGCTGAACCACAGCGTCTGGGGATTGTTGTTCGTGGCGCCCCACACGGAACGCTGTTCATAGAATCCCACCACGCTGGGATAGTCGCCGGCGGCCGTGAACGGGTTGGTTGCGAAATTCACCACCTGGTTGATCCAGGCCTGATGCCCCGTCCGGGTGATCTCGCGGGGGGGGATGTCCGGATGCACCATGAACATCGTGTCCGCCGATTGCGCGTAGTTCACCGCCCTCAGCATGGCTTCCGTGATCGGGGTGGAAATTTCGTAATAGGTTCGTTGAACGATCACATTGTCCAGGGTGGCGCTGCCGGCATTGGCCTGCCGGAATCCCAATACGATGGTGGCATTGTTCGGCGTGAAATCCAGGGTATTTGTCCCCTGGTTGTATTCGGTGGGCGCCAGGACATCCGTCGCTTGGGAAGCGGTCCCGATCAGGAGCTCTATGGGGGTGGAGGAATTGAGATAAAAGGTCAGGGTATGGGATACGGCGGGACTGGCCAGGTTGATCTCCCGTTCCGCCCAGCCGTACTGAGTCCCGTCGCTGTAAACATCCATGGCCTCGCTGGCCGCGTTCCAGCCGATCTGTCCGGGCGCCGTGCTCCGTTCATCCCAACTGTCTATGGAGGTGGCAAAATTGGCATTGGTAACGCTGTTGGCGTCCTCATCCCACAGGATCTGGCCCTGGTCCATGAAATACCGCATGTAGCCGTCGCCCATCTCGATGATATAGGCCTGATCCTCGCTGAACTCGAACGGGATGAGACGGGCGTCTTTGTCATCGTATTTGCACCCGGCAATGTAGCGGGTCCCGGCGCGGCGGGTGATCCCGCCATGGGGATGGACGATCATGTTATAGAGGGTCTTTAGTGCCGTGAAATACTTGCTCAGCTCCACGCGGCCGCCCAGGCGGGGGGTTACCTCCCCCGTGGTGAAGCTCGCCCATATCGGCGTCGATCTCACGTTCTACCCCCTCACGCTGATCCAGGAGCCGTCCTCTTCGATCACCTCATCATCGTCCGTCCCGTGGCCCTCCTGGGCGTCCATCTCCTCCGCCTCGCCCAGCTTGGCGTCGTATAGGGCCCACATATCCGCCTCCTTGGTCCGGCTCTCGGTGATCTCATAGGCCAGTTCGGCGGCCAGGCGGGTGGCCAGGGTCTGGGTAAACCAGGAGCTGAACTGCTGCGGATCGGTAACCCGCATCAGGTACTTGATCCGGGCCGAATCCGCATCCGTCACCAGGGTCCGGCCCTCGATTCGATATCTGTATCCGCTATCCCTCTCTTCCTTGAGCTCCAGCACCCGGAGGCAGTATGGATTGGTGGGAAGCTGGTAGGCGTATTCATACCCGGAGGCCGGCGCCGTGGAGAGCTGGGCCAGGGTGGCCCGGTTGATCGCAAAATTCCAGGCATGGACGGCGATCACGGCATCCCGCATCTCGGAATAGATCCGGTTGCACGCCCGGGCATTCTCGTTGTCCTGGGCAAGAGTCAGGATCGGATCCGCACCGAGTTTCCCCAGGGCCATGTTGCAGACCTGCGCATCGCTAGTCGCCATCGTCCACCTCCCGGACGGAACGGCCGTGCCGTGCCGCCTTCACCATATGTCCGTAGACCTCGCCCCCGATATCCCGGGCGCCGTAGGCCCGGCCGTCGGGGTCCACCAAAACCGTCCGTGTCGGCTGGCATCTCTGCCCGAATACCTGGGCCTCTATCCGCCATCCGTCGTTTCGCTCCCAAAACCATCCCACGCTAAGATTGACGATCACATTGAAAAACCAGTAACAGCATCCGAGAAAAATAATGGTCCCCGTGCTCAGGTGATCCCCGAACAAATACTTGGCCGCGGCCATCAGGATCCCCAAATCGGAAAGCTCCATGTTGCGGATAACGGCCAGGACGGCTATGCCCTTATCGTAGTAGGCTCGATACCGGGAAAGCAGATGAATGATCATGCCCCGGCGGGACAGTTTTTTCGGAACGCTCATCCGGCCCTCCGCTTTTTGTTCCGGCTGTTCTTCTTCTTGATATGGCGAATCTCGGCCTTGCGCTGTTTCTCCTCCTCCCTTTTCATCTGCGCCTGGATGGTCTCAAGGGTCTGGTTCACCTGGCCCAGGCACTCATAGGCGGGCTTGTACCGGGGGTTGAGATACACCGCCGTAAGGAACGCCGCCCGGGCCGGGAGGAGGGAATGATTGTTCCAGGCCAGGCGGCCGTACTGATCGTACACCGCCCATTCCACCTTCTCCCCGTCGAAATGGTGGATCATCTTCTCGCACATGGCCAGGGCCGCGGCGGGATCGTAGCCCTGATGGGCCAGGGCCGCGTTGCTCAGATAGGTGTTGTTTTTGGGCGCATACTCTAGGGCCTTCAGCACAAGCTTTCGCGTCTCTTCGGGGCTTTTTGTCCGGCCGGCCTTCCAGTTATACCAATTGCCCAGGTAGCCCTTCCCGGCAAAGTGCCAGACCAGGTATCCGATCACGGGGATCAACAGCATGGCGGCGGGCAAGGGCGGTCGATAGACCGGCACGCCCCCGGGGGTCAGCAATGCCGCAAGGGCTAGGATGGGCATGGCCGTAGGCGCCATACGCAGATTATAGGTAAAAAGGGCGGTCACCAGGCCGGAGACCATCCCGGCCAGGAGCAGCCGGTTTTCCATCACGGGCCAGGCCCCGGCTATCGTGGAGCCGATCCAGGCCAGAAACAGCACCAGGCCCAGGATCCCCCCTTCGATCAATGTCTCGCTGTACTCGTTGTGGGAGCGTTTGCCGAGCGGCAAGGGGTTGCGGGGGGGCGTGTCCAGATCCCCCAAAAGGGATCGGTCCTTGGCGTTCATATCCGCCTGGGCCCGGAACATCTTGCGCCGAAACACCCTCGGTCCCCAGCCGAACAAGGGCTTTTTCTTCCAGATCTCATAGCAGATCTGCAGATAGATCCATCGGGAAACGATGGGCTCCAGCCTCCGGACCCCGATAAGCCCGATGGGCACGGCCAGGACCGCCACATAGGGCCACATGCCGGGCATCACGGCGAACCCCATCATGGCGCCCGCCCAGGCCGCGCGGCATCGGCTCAGCCCGATTCCCGCAATGACCAGCGCCAGGGGGATCCCCCACAACCAGGAGCCCGTACAGGCCAGGTGCAGCCCCACATAGACCATGGGCGCCAGGTACGCGCCGGAATAATTGGCGTTTCCCAGCCACGTCAAAAAAGATGTTTTCTTGCGGTGCTCCTTGATATAGCCCCGGCCGACTTCGTCCAAGGGATCCAGAAACCAGACCTGCTGAACAATGCCGTATGCCGCAACGAACGGCGCCGGCAGAAACACAGCGGGCAAAAGCAGGTCCGGAGGGACGGCCCGGCAGCACAGGAAAAACCAGAAAAGCGCCCACCATCGGGGCATATCCTGGATGCTGTTGAGCGGATTGTCGCTCCACAAAACGCTCAGGGAAAGAAACGCCACGAACGCGAAGAACAGAAAGACGGGCCCGGGCGTGAGGGCTGGGAAACCGTACAGGATCCCGGCCGTCGCGGCCAGGCCGGTCAATACAATGAAGAGCTGATCCTTTGCCTCCTCGTAACCGTGAATGCCGGCGGTCCGGAAGAGCGGTACCGCAATCAGGGCCAGGGCTGCATATCCGAACTCGATCATAAAACCTCCGGGAGGCGTCCCGGGGGATGTCCCCCGGGACGGAAAAGGATGGTCATGTCATGCAGGCGTGATCTGGGACTCCTGGCCGGCACACGCCACAACGGTCACGCCGTTGGCATCGATCGAATGCACGACCAGCATGGTCACCACGGGGGTGGCCCCATTGATGGCAAAAATGATGTCATAGGCCCGCATGGCCGGAACCTGGTTGTATGCCTCGTTGAAATAGCCGCATGAAACGGCGCCGAGTGCGGCGGATGCCACGTTGTCATCCGTGGGCCCGTAGGTCCACAGATTGGTCCCGTAAACCCCGCCGCTGCTGTGCAGGCACAGACTGGCTTGATTGAAACTCATATCGTCACCTCCTCCGCCCTTTTGGGCTTAGCTCTCGTCGGTCCGAATCTCGACGATCCCGTTCTGATCGATCGCCACGGCCCCGCCGGAAATGCTCGCATTCACCCAGTAGGCCTGCTCCGGCCCGTTCCAGGTGATGTCCACGGTCACGTCCTGCCCCTCGGCCCAGCCTATCGCCGTTTTGTGGTACATAATGTTGTAGCGGTAGTTGCTGGAGTCCTTGGTGAGCTGGGTGCTCAGGTACCAGACGATATTCAGCCACTTCTTGGCCTGGGTCCCGGTCAGGAATGGGTGGGTGTCCGCGCCCACGTAATCGGCGTTGGAGAACTGCTCCAGGCTCAAAAGCCCGTTCCAGAACTTGGGAGCGCAGGCGCAAAACCTGTATCCATCATCCGGAACGTCGTTGTCGTTAATGATTTCAAAGGCCTCCATGACCTCCACGAGGGTCGGGCTGGATCCGGCGCAGGTCACTTTCTGGGCCGTGGGAAGCCCGCTTCTCGCCGCGGCGAAAATGAGGCCGTCCACTTTGCGGCCTAGGGCGCTCGCCCCGGTCATGATCATGGCCTGCCGCTCGTCGATGTTGATCTTGTACTCGTCGAGCTTGTCGACCCAGTCGCCGGCGTGCCAGTCCTCGATTGCAGCATCCGCATAGGAATGCTGGGCGTTCATCGGGGGGACGCGGCCGTGGCGGGCCTTCTTGTTCGCGGTCCCTTTGCCGACCTTTTGGAATCGGGACGTGGATCCGGTCACGTTGGTCTTGAGCCGGACCGTCCCCCTGGCCTTGGATCCGCCCTGCTGGTAAGCCAGCTTGACGTCATCCTCAAAATCGGGGATAAAAGCCTGGTCAATGGTAATGCTCATTTGCGTTTACCTCCGCTAAATATGCTGTTTCCGATCTCAGCGGTTGTCCCTCATGAGCCTCACGGTTGTCCGGTTCCGGGCCGGCGCTTCATTTCGGGGCCGTGCCTATTGCCTGCCTACTTCTGCGAAACGGCCGTGTCCTCTCTATCGGTCGCTGCAATGGCTACCTGGCCGGGGAAAAGTTTCGCATAGCCGTCCCGGACCTGTTTGACGAATTCCGGGTCCCGCTTGGCGGGATGCCAGTACCTCGGATCCTTCTTCATCTGGATGAGCTGTTCGCGGGTGAGCCCTTCCCCATCCATCGCCCCGGGTTCCATTCCCCTGAGCTGGCTTTCGCTCATGGCCGCGCCCACCTTGGCCCAGGCCCTGACGGCCGCGGGATGGTTGTCGAGTCCGGCCGCCACGTACAATTTCCCCTCCATATTCCTTGATCAGAGCAGTCTTGCTCTTCTCGGGATCGATCCGGAGGATCTCGGGAATACCGTCCATAACCTTCTTGGCCAGGTCGTTGGCCCAGTCGTTGAGCATGACGGCCTGCTGCGTATTGATTCCCGCCTTGTGCGCGATTTCCTGAAAAGACTTTTTCACCTCCGCGTCCACCGGCAGGCCTTCGGGATCCTTCAGCTCGTATCCGTCCGGTTTCTCCGGGCGGCCCAAGCGGGTATAAAAAGCGTTCCTCTCTTCCTCGGTGGCATTCTCCCCGGGTATCACCACGGAATCCTGGCCCAGCTTTTTCTCCAGCTCGACATAACCCTTGGCCACGCTGGCCGGCATGGGAATCAATTCCTCGCCCTCGCCCGGTTTGAACTTGGCCAGGGAGGGCTGCTCCCCTTCCGGGGCTGTCCGGAGCTCCTCCGGGAGCCCCTGGATCCATTCGGGTGCATCGGGGGGGGTATCTTTGCTTTTTCCCGGATTGTCCTTGTCGTTCGGGTCCGGTCCTAACATATCGCGTCACCTCCTAATTGGGTTTCGTCCGCCGCGTCCTGGGCGGGGTCCGGTTTCCTGAAGGGCATCCTGGCCATCAGGCGGGAAAGGGCCTCATAGTCTCCGATCAGGCCCGCGTGATCCAGGATCATCAGGATCATGTCCCGCTGGCCGGACTCGCGCTCGGCCAGGCGGGGGTCGTCGTGATAGGTCTGCTCGAAAAAACGGCAAAACCGCATCATATGGGCCAGGGCTCGCTGCCCCAGCCGGGACCTGAAAAACACCCGGCGAAAAATCCTCTGCAGATCCTCAGCCTCTTCAGAGTCCCGGGAGGCCTGCCGCTCCGGTGATTCCGGCATCCTTTCCCTCCTTCTGGATCTCCATGGCCGTCTTGCCGGCCTCAAGGGCCGTCTGGGTGCTCACAAGTATGGCCTGGGCCTGCTCCCTTTCCGCCCGGGCCCGGCGAATCCGTTCCACCCGATCGTCCGATCTCAACAGATCCATGGGGGCCCCGAAGATCTCGAACGCCTTCTCGGGCACCTTATCCGTATCCAGCCAGTCCGCCATCTCCGGGGTGAGCTGCATGAACGGCGCCAGAAAGGCAATGGCCTCCTGGGTGCTCCTGGCCTCGCTTATCCTCTGGGCCTTGGCCAGGGGGCTGACGTACACCACTTCGATGTCCTGTCCCTCCAGGATCTGGGGGACGGGCAAAAACATCCCGTTTCGCAGCATGATCATGAAGGAGCGCTCCACGAGGGGACCAAGCGTTTCCCGCTGAAGCCGGCCCAAAACGGGACCCAGGATCATCAGGCGCTCCTGGATCCGCTCCACCACTTCCGTGGCCGTCAGGGGTTGCCGGCCCCGGGCCGCGTCCGCGATCATCAGGAAGATATCGACAAAAAATTGCCTCTTGACCGCGGCCTCCTTGCGGTCCTGGAGCTCCAGGCTCCAGGGAAGATTTTTGACGAGTTCAATAGGCTGTACCAGGTCCTTGCTTCCCGGCCTGTAGTAGTTGAGGCCGCCGGGATAGGTCCGGATGCTGCCCCGCTTGTTGCTCGGCACGTTCAAGGGGGGATCGATGGCCTTCTGTCCCGCCCGTAGGTTGGTGCGCTCCTGTTCGTGGAGCGTCTTGATGTCCGGCATCCCGTCGATTCCCGGGCCCCGGCCGTAGATCTCCCTGCTGTTCTTGCTCCAGCGGGAGACCATCCAGGGCATCTCGTAATAGCCGCCCTCTTCGACCATGTGCTTGGCCTGGGTTTCGACGTACAGGCTGGCCACGGGCATGTTCTCCGGGCCGATCTTGCCGGGGGAGGAATCGCTCCGGGGGAAAACCGCGTGCAGGACCTCCACCTCGGAATCCGAATTCTCCTTGTGCTTCTTTTGGGATTCGGGGCTAAGGTTTTCCAGGCCGAACTCTTGGGCCAGCGCCCGGATGGGGCGCCGAAATTTGCGGAGCACCGTATCGATCTGCCCGTTCGCCCCCTCCATGATTCGGATCTCCCGGATCGGGCTGGTCCGGAAATTCAGCACATACTCCGGATCCTCGCCCACGTAGATCCCGGCGGTGCAATAGCCGCCCAGGTCCTGATAGAACTCGTGGATGGCCGTTGGGAAATTGCTCCGGTTCATGGTCTGATGCATCCGGCGCTGAGAGTCCTGGAGCCACACCTTGGCCTCGTGGTATCGCATCAGGCGCCTGTCCCGGGTCTGGATCTCGAACCAGGGCGCTGTCTGGGACGTATTGTGAGCCATAAGCCCGGCGGCCAAAATGTTCAGGCACCGGGTGGGCTCGCTCGACTACATCTTGGCGGTCTTGCTGGCCCCCGGCTGCTTGGTGGTAATCACGTCATCTTTGCTT